CTCGGGAGTTGGCTCTCGAAGCCGGAGAAGACGGCGACGCCGCCTACTGGCAGAAGAAGATGCGCTCGCAGGCCGCAGAACAGCTGGCCCGGATCAGCGCTCTCAAGCGGGCTTCGACAGATGCCAAAATCGAGGCCGTCTGGCAGTGGGTCGATGACTTCCTGGACGACGGCAACGGCAAGAAGATCCTCCTGTTCGCCGAGAACATCGACGTAGTCGAGGGCCTGGCCAAGAGGTACGGCGACAAGGCCGTCAAGATCCGTGGCGGAGTCAGCACCGAGGCCCGGGCCGCCGCCGTCGAGCGGTTCCAGACCGATGACAGCTGCAGGGTGTTCGTCGGCAACATCGCCGCCGCCTCAGAGGCCCTGACGCTGACGGCCGCGTCCAACGTGGCTTTTGTCCAGTTCCCCTGGACACCCGGCGCCGTTGACCAGTCAATCGCCCGCTGCTTCGGCCGGGTGAACGATCTCCATGGAGCCACCGCTCACTACCTGATCGCGCCGAACACGATCGAGGAAGACATCGTCGAGCTGATAGACGACAAGCGCCAGCTCATCGACGCCGTCATCGACAACAAGGAGATGGGCGAGAGCGTCAGCATCCTCGGTGACCTGCTGGTTCGTCTGGCCGAGCGGGGGTTGCTGCGTCAGCAGGCGGCCTGATAGGCTGCGGGTATGACGATCATGAAGCCACCGGCGGAACCGGAAGAATCGGAAGTAGACCCGGTAATCGTGAAGCCAGAGCAGGTTCAGAAGATGACCGTGCCTCTCAACATTCGTTCCGAGGCAGGGATCGCCAAGTGCGACCTAACCGGGCCCGACGGCGTCCCGCGCCCGAAGGTCCTGTTCACCCTGAAGGACGTGACCGGCGAGAAAAAGGCGCTCTGGGATGTCGCCCTCGCCAGAGCCATCGCTGTGAAGCTGGTCGAGTGCTGCGATATGTGCGACGCGGAGACACCGAAACTGGCTACGGTCCAGCCGAACAGGCTCATCGTCCCCGGCATGTAGCCGCCACCTGTGCTATAATGAGTGCATGACCACGACCCAGCCGACCACCTGTCCGGGCAGCGGTAAGCCCTGGCGTATGGGCACCGGCACTCCGATCTGCCCGATCTGTCACGTTGGCCCTGGCGGGTTCGGCGTGAAGAAGCCGGTGATCCGTAAAAGGCGCTTCACAGGCGTTGTCCCACAGCATGTTCAGAGGAAGTCATGAAGGTCGCAGGCTCGAAAGCGGGTGTCTTCTACGAGGTCACGGTGAAGCCCGACTCCTGCAGCTGCCCGGCCTTTCGGTTCTCACCCGAGAAGGACTGCAAGCACCTTCGCAGAGTGCGTGGTCCGATCCCGCAGGTGTGCTATAGTGGAGGAATGGACTTGACTCTCCCGCCCGTTTCGACCTCGCGGTATCAGTACGGCCGCCATATCGGGGAAGCGGGTGGTGTCATCGTCCGGACCACGGTCGGCAATCCCCGGTTCCCCCTCAACTGCCAGTCGATCCAGGGTAGAGAGATCTCTCCTGATCCCTGGATGCTCAAGGCGCCGCCGTCCGAAGGCAACTTCGGAGATTGGTATCGGGCTAAGCTCGACGCCATGGGCGCCTCGGCCATTCAGGCACTGTTCGACAAGTGGATCGTCCAGGCAGCGTCCATCGGCGGGCCCGGCACTCCGATCGTCCTGTGTTGCTTCGAGGATGTCCACGCTGGCAAGGAGTGCCACCGCCGGATCTTCACTCAGTGGTGGAAAGAGCAGTCCGGCGAAGAGCTGCCAGAGCTGCCCATCGGCATCCCGGCCAGTAAGCCGGAACCACTGTTCTGACCTAGCGCGTTATGCTGCAGCCGATAATCCTGGGGTGCAGCTAAGTAAGCGGTCCACCTTCCCGGTGGGAGATATCGGCCCACTACCGATCCCCAGGTCTACTAGATTTGCCGGTTCCCAGGTCTAGATTTTGCCGGTTCCGGTCCCTAGCGGCCATCATGGCCTTATGTCCACGGGCAGTCCGGCGCGGGAGTTCGTGGGAGTCCGTCTGCCACGGTTCGCCCGGGTCGCCTTCCCGCGTGCCGGTCACTTTGACGCCGTCGCGGCCGCGATCAAGCTGGGCTTGGACCCGACGAAGGTCTACGCGAGCGACGTCACCCTCGACGCTTCGCTGATCGGTTACCTGGCCGACCCCGAGAAGAGCGTCATGGACCTTGGCATCCGGCTAGAAGGCGACGCGGCCAGTTTCACTGAGGGTGATCCAGACGAAGTGGCCTATGCTGCCGGTGTCATGCTGGCGCTGCAGTGGATGGCGATTCCACCGAACACCCTGTTCAACGTGTCCCGGCGCCGGAGTTTTGTCTTCGATCGCGTCGGGCTCACGGTCGGAGTGGTCGACAAGCTCACGAAGCTGCTGGCGATGATCTCTGGCATCCACTATGAGGTCGACAGCCCGGCCAAAGTGCTCACCGATGTCTGCGACCTGGAAGATGCGGCCGTCTATGCAGATCTGTACGGTCTGCCAACTCAGCCCAGACAGCTGGCGGAGCCCGACTGGGTCCACCCGTCCGTCCGGGACGTGACCAAGCCAGCGGTCCCGGGACTCCTGGAAGCGCTCCCGACTACCGACACCCTGATTATGGCCATGGTGGACGAGAGCTGTCCTACTCCTGAGGGCTGGTCGCGTGACTTTGCCCAGGCCAGGACACGGTACGGCAAGACCGAGACGGCCTACCTGCTGAGCAATCGGTCAGTTGAGGACAAGCACGCCGAGCCGCCGGTCGTCGAGAAGCCTCCGCACATTTACGAGATTTTCGACGATTGCGACGAGATCACGCCTCAATCAGTAGTTTCATTCGTGTCGGCCGACAAGTCGACCTGCCTCTACTACCGGGACCTGTTCGTGCACCGGCTAGGAAGCGTCGTGTCCGACGTCTACCTGCTCATGCTGATCGACGGCAAAGTGGTGACGGCTTGCGGGCTACACGACGCCGACCTTTTCCGTGGGCGAGCCGAGTACCTGTACGAGACGTTTGGGATCACGGTGACCTCCGCACGGTACGAGCGGCTGAACAAGCTCTACAAACGGCTGCTGGTTTCCGGTGAGACCCGGGACTGGCTGCTGGCATGGAGACGCGGGTACGTGTTCAATGAGCCCAGAGGAATCCAAACCACGGCCCTGTCGACCTCGCCGGAGAGCAAAGGCGATCGGACGATCACGAAGCTGGTCCGTCGTGAGCCACTGATCGGTGGCGGGTACAAGCTGATCTATCATGGCGACTTCACGGACAAGACCTACGCAGAGGTGATCCCGGAGTGGCTCAAGGAGTCAGGCCACCACCACTCGGTGCCATGGGTTTGCATCGAGTGTGGTTTCGGGACAGATAGTTACGTGAAGCCTGGTCCGGTGCAAACGGTCAAGAAGAAGCGCGGGCGTGGGTCTGGTGGTCGAACATGAAGAGCGCAAGGAGAGCGGCATGACCGAGGAAGAACGCGCAGAAACAGAACCGGAAACCTCGCAAGATGACGAGGAAGTCGGCGATTCGCCGTCTATCTCGCGGGCTGAGGCGTTGCTCGATCTCGGCCAAGGGCTGCAGATCTGGAAGGTGCACGTCGACGAGCTACACGAACAGCCGATAAACGCCCGCGGGATGCCGAAGGCCATGATGGACCGGCTGACGTCAACCATCGGCCGAGACCAGCGGCTGGAATCGCTCCCGTTCGTGGCGCTCACGGATGGCAGGCTCGAAATCGTCTCCGGCCACCACCGCGTCCGGTCAGCGAGAGCGGGCCAGCTGAGCGAGATCTTCGCCATCGTCGACGTGAGTGGCTTGACCCCGGATCAGATTAGAGCCAAGCAGTTGAGTCACAATGCGATTCAAGGCGAAGACAACCCCCAGCTCATCGCCAAGATTTACGAGGCGATAGGCGACGTCTCAGCCCGCTTAGAGACGTTCATCGACCCGAAGTCGCTCGAAATGGACTTTGAGAAGGTCACCATCCCGAACATCGACATTCACCCGGACTTTCGGACGGCCCTGATCGTGTTCCTGCCTTACGACTTTGATCGGTTCGAGCGGGCGGTCGAGAAGGTGATCGTACAGCTGTCGGCTGATCACGACGTGGCGTACCTGGCCGACATCGAGTTGCTGGAGCGCTGGAAGGCGGTTCTCAGGAAGGTGGGAATCGAGTATGAGATCCGCTCTACCGGTACGGTTCTTTCTCGCATGGCCGACATCGTGTTGGAGCACCTCGGGGAGAACCTACCCGAGGGCGAGCTGACCCCGCTACGGGACGTCGTCGGCACGGCCTCGATTCCAGCCCCTGCCGCCAAGGTGATCTCGGATGCGCTCGACAGGATGGTCGCCTTGGACGAGGTGTCTGCTAAGGCCAGGTGGCAAGGGCTAGAATATTTGGCAGCCGAGTACCTGGGGAGTGCGTGATGGCTAGCTACGATCGGATCAAAGGAGAGGGTTCAAAGGCGTTCGAGGCGTTCACCGTCTATCGCGACCTCGGCCCTACTCGCACGCTGCGCCAAGCGACGATCATAGTTTACGGCAGCAACGGCAATCGGCGGATACTGTCCGAGTGGTCCCGCTTGAATAGCTGGGTCGAGCGCTGTAAAGACTACGACTCCGACATGGATCGAATCCGGCAGGATGAGAACGTTGACAAGATCCGTGAGATGACGACGCGACACGCCCAGTATGGCCTCCTGCTCCAACAGCGCGCCCTTGAGCGTCTGCAGGCCACGACCCCGGAAGGTGACTTCGTCATGACTCTGCCGTCCTCGGAAGTCGCCAGGTTCATCGACCTCGGCATCAAGGTGGAGCGCGAGGCGCGAGGTGTGGCCGGGACGACGATCGGTATCCAAACTGAGCATAAAGGCGAAGTGCCGGGCGAGACAGCGAAAGCCATCATGGCTACGGCGCAAGGCCGGGAGCTTGCGTACAAGATGATGGATCTGCTATCGGAGGGCGATGCCGAGCTACCGCCGGATGACGGCTCGGTTCCGGCGCCGATCCACGAGGAGTCAGAGCCAGCAGAAGGCGACTAGATGCCAGACGTCGAAGAGGTACCACTCACTCCGGCGCACTTGGCCATGAACGTCTCGAATGGTCTATGGGTGCCAGCGAAACATCTGGCCATGGTCAATCGGAAGATCACGGAGATCGCCTACAGCGAGACCAGTCGGTTCCTGATGGTCTCGATGCCGCCTCGGCACGGTAAACAAATGCAGGTCAGAACACATATTCTGACTTCCGAGGGGTGGAAACGGGCCGGTGATCTTCGTCTCGGAGACAGGGTTTTCAGTCCTTCAGGCAAGCCCACCAAAGTGGTTGCCGTGTCGCCCGTAGACGTCGGTGCTCCCAAGATGAGGGTCGTTATGACCGACGGATCGACGGTCGATGTTCATCCAAATCACGAGTGGACTGTCTACGACCGCGGCAGGCACAGGTGGCGAACGATGGAGACCAGGGAGATTGCTCGTCAGAAGTATTGGAGCGGAGATCGAGCCCGATTCCAGCTTCCCGACGTGGCGGCTCTGGAAATGCCTGAAGCCGAGCTGCCACTCGCTCCCTACCTGCTGGGTCTTTGGCTTGGTGACGGTACGGCAGCGAAAGGGACTATCGCCATGGGGGCCGATCGCGATGAGCTAGTTGGCTTCATCGAAGCAGACGGTGACACGATAAGCAACGAAGCGGTCCATAGAGTCACGGGCGTTCACTACCCGGCGCCAGCTCGAATGCAGCGGCGTCTCTCTGCTCTAGGGGTGCTCAGGAACAAGCACATCCCTGAGTCCTACTTGCTGTCTTCCGTTCGGCAGCGGCGTTTACTTCTGCAGGGCATTGTCGACAGCGATGGCTCGGTCGATCCCAACGGCCGCGTGCGGGTGATCGGTCACGACCGGCGGCTGATGGACGACGTCCTGTGTTTGGTGCGCACGCTCGGGCATAAGGCGTCGATGTGGACCGAGACCGATACTCGCGAGCCACACGAGTTGAATGGCCACTCTGTCAAGACCGCGGGTACGCGGTATGTGGTCGGCTGGTCTCCGATTGACGGGTTGTCACAGGGTCGCCTGGCGAGGAAGCGGGTGATCTGTCGTCCGACAAAGCGGCGCATCGGGATCAAGTCGATCGAGTCGGCGCCCAACGCGGACGGCGTGTGTATCCAGGTTGCGGCTCCGGATGGGTTGTTTTTGGTCGGACGGGAGCTAATCCCGACCCATAACAGTTTCCTGATCTCACGCTACTTCCCGGCCTGGTTCCTGGGGATGTTCCCGGACAAGCAGGTCATCCTGACCTCGTACGAGGCAGACTTCGCCGCGGCCTGGGGCCGCCAAGCCCGAGACGTGCTGGAAGAGCACGGCATGGCGCAGTTCGGTATCCGGGTGTCCGCAGCGTCCTCGGCCGCTGCCCGCTGGGACATTCAAGGCCACCTCGGAGGGATGCGCGCCGTCGGCATGGGCGGCCCGCTCACTGGCAAGGGCGGCCACATCATCGTGATCGACGACCCGGTAAAGGGCTGGGAAGAGAGCCAGTCCGATGACTACCGGAACAAGCAGTGGGACTGGTACCTCGGCACGCTTCGCACTCGGCTAGAGCCCGGCGGCTCGATCATCCTGCTGATGTGTCTAGCTGGTGATTCTCTTGTTCCTGTTGTGGGTAAGGGTTCGGTGCCGATATCGCAGATTGTTCCCGGTGACGAGGTGTATGCCTATTCCGAAGAAGGTTTGACGCGACGTCGGGTTTTGGCTCAACGTAGGTCGGGTGTGGGCGAGACGATTACTATTGCGACTCATCGTCATCAGCTCACAGCTACGCCAACCCATCCTTTCCTTGTCGTGCCCGCTGATGGCCGCGCTCGTCCCGCCTATGCCCCGGTATGGCGACCAGCGGCCAGTTTGACCGTTGGCGATCTTGTGGTGACTTCTGCGGCTCTCCCGACGTCGGGTGCTGCCCCGGTCGACGGTTGGACCGATCCAGAGTGGGCTTGGTTGTTGGGATATTTGGTTGGTGATGGTTGGGTAACCACGTGGCCAAAGCACAACAAAGATCATGTCCGCAGTAAGGTTTACGATTCTCGCGCTTGGGCCGTGTTCGTGGCGCTAGGCGAGAATGCCACACTCAACGAGAGGGCAGCGGATCTTATCTACTCGATTTTTGGGCGCCGCCCGAAGGCACACCTGGCTGAGGGGTATCAGCGACTCGACAGCGCCGAGGCCGGAAGAACCCTGACCGCTCTTGGGTTAGTCCCTGGAGTTCGTGCCCCGGCGAAGCGTGTACCCCTGTGGCTCTTTGACGCGCCCGGTGAGACGCAGTTGGCATTCCTTCGGGGTCTTCTTGACGCCGACGGGCACAAAGACAAGATTGGTCACGCCTGGACGCTAGCTTCGTCTTCACTGGAACTTTGCGGGGATGTTTGTCGGCTAGCCCTTTGCTGTGGAGCACGCCCGGCGGGACCGTGGACAGAGAAGGGTCGTTGGCGGCAACCCCCAAATAGTCCGAGTCCCGTCTGGTCTCAGGGTTCGCATGTGACTATTGTTATGCCCGAGGATGACCAACGGGGTCGGTCGCTTGTGACCGGACGGATTCCTCCAGACGTCCGACTGGAGCGAGTTCAGAAGATAACCCCGGGACCAATCCTCGACGTCTACGATCTTACGGTTGATGGCGAGGCGAACTTTGTGGCGGAGGGGTTTGTCGTTCATAACACGCGCTGGAATGAGGACGACCTGGCCGGACGGATGGAGTTTGCTTCGGCCGAGAACCCGATGGCCGACCAGTGGGAGTCGCTGAACCTGCCAGCGCTCGCCGAGCCTACGAAGGCGGAGTTAGAAGGGGAGATCGACACAGAGACGTGGCGTGATTCTATGGGGCGCAAGATGGGCGAAGCACTCTGGCCAGGCCGTTGGAACCGCGAAGTCTTGCTCCAGGTCATGGAAACCCTAAAAGAGGAAAAGTGGGGAGCCGAGTACCAGCAGCGTCCGAGCAACCCGAAGGGTGATATGTTCCCGGTGGAGAAGTGGCAGTATTGCGACGCGCCACCCGCCGGTACGAAGCTGATGCGCTCCTGGGACCTGGCCGCCACGGTGAAGAAAGCGAGCGGAGACCCGGACTGGACGGCAGGCGTGCTGATGGGCGTCAATAATGACACCGGCGCCACCTACGTCGTGGATGCCCGGCGCAAGAGAGAGGACCCATTGGCCACGGAGCAGTTCGTCGCCGATACGGCCCGCGAGGATGCCGAGGTGTGGCACTGCAAGAGGATTCGCATCCCTCAGGACCCGGGCCAGGCGGGCAAGTCGCAGGCGAACTACTGGGTCAGGAAGATCCTGGCCGGGTATGCCGTCGAGGCAACGCTCGACTCAGGCGACAAGGTTACCCGGGCTCAGCCCCTTGCCGCACAACAGCGGGCCGGAAACTGTTTCCTGGTGAGGGGTCAGTGGAACAAGGCGTATATCGACGAGTTCCGGTCCTTTGGCCCGACCGGTGCAAAGTCGGCCCACGATGACTGGGTCGATGCCAGCTCAGCCGCGTACGGTGAGATCACCGGCATCGGTGTCCATCGGCGGGTTCGTTTGATTCTCTAGGCCAAAGGTGCTATACTGAAGTCATGGTTACCACGACAGGAAGAGACATGGTTTTCAAGTCGGCCAGCGAGCGTGTCTTCGAGGAGGAGTTTCCTGAGGGTCTCAGTGAAGCCGAATCGGCTCTGGTCGGTCTGTATCACAACTACCTGATAAACACGACGCCCGGCTGGCGGCCCAGCGATGCGATGCGCAGAGCGTGCCGCACCTACAAGAGCCGCCCCGACTACGTGCGTTCGGTCGTCATCGGCGCCGCCGGACAGGGTTGGAAGAGCTGATGCAGACGATCGTAGTCCCCGAAGAGATCAAGGCAGCGATCGAGCTGCTCACGGATTCGGGCTTCGGCATTGTTGACCCCGCCGCCACCTGGTGGAACAAGAACGTCGGAGTCTGGAGCCCAGAAAAGCCGTTTGCTTCACTCGGGGAGCTTCGCGGTCCGCTGTTCGCGCTGAAGAAGGTAACTGATGGATGAGAGCGATCAAGGGTTCCCAGTGTTGACCCGGGACGGCGAGGTAGTCCTCGTCTGCTCTACGCTGACCGAGGCGATCAAGGCAGCAGAGTTCTACTCAGAGGAGTTTCCGGATCATGTGTGGGAGGTAGCTTCATGAACGACTGCGAGCGGATCTGATGCCTTACTCAATCGAGACCGGGTCGTTCTGCGAGAGCTGGTATGCAGCTTACGAGATCCCTGGTTCTAAGGGTCGGACCTACAGGGTGACGATCAATGGTGCTGAGGATTACCCGCATTGCACCTGCCCGGCGTTCACCTATCACAAGAATGGGTTCGAGGATGACTACACGCATCCGCGGTGCAAGCACATCGAGCGGGTGTTCAAGGAAGCCTGCCTCTATAACTGTCAGTGGCACGAAGGCAACAAGGAAGTCAAGCTCCTGCCGATCGAGGTCCACTACTCTCCCCGGCTGGCGGAGAAGTGCCCGAACTGCGGCGGCGACACCGTCCCAGTTCGCATCGCCGTGTGAGGCGGAGTTCGTCTCGGGCGCTGATTCTGCTAACATGT